CCTTCCATTTAAAGACTCCCCCAGGAGTAAACTTAATGACAATAAATCCTCCCAATTACGTATTACCAAACATAACTGTATTAACTGGAGTGGTTGAAACAGATAACTTACGACAAGAGTTCACCTTTAATTTAAAATTGCAATTTCCAAACGTAAACGTAAAAATTCCAAAAGGGTTTCCTGTAGGTGCTTTCATACCTGTTCCTAGATATTTTTCTGACAAATTTAACCTGGTGAACGGTGCTGACTTGTTTGATGTTGAAGTTATTGAGAATGAGAATGAAGCAAAGAAAGAACACACTAAGTTACGAAGTGAGAGAAATGAAAGAGTGTTTGAACATGGAGAACCTTACGAGGCTGACTCTCTGTATATGCGAGGCACGGATATCTATGGAAATAAATTTTTAGACCATCAAAAACCTTAAAGGAGAAGCAGTTGATTGAAAATGCATTTGTACAATGCTCATGCGGAATGGAGCATTGGGGTCTTTTTGGTGCTGCTGGAATGCTAATTCTTGATGAACATCACACCTCAGTTCTTCTACAACTTCGTTCTGAGATAGTTCACCACAAAAATACGTGGAGCATTCCTGGCGGAGCGATACGCGACGGTGAGTCAGCAATGGATGCTGCTATAAGAGAGACACAGGAAGAAATCGCGGTTTATCCATCAAGTTTGCAGATTCATCTGTCTTTTAAGGATACTCATGAAAATTGGTTTTACGAAACGTTTATTGCAACAAGCCTTGAATACTTGAACACGGTTATCCTCACAGAGGAAACTAGTAAATTAGCGTGGGTTAAGATAAATGAAGTGCAAAAGTTTGATTTGCACCCTACGTTTGCTACTGCTTGGAGGCAGATACACCCACTTATTGTAAGAATGTTACCTCCTAAACTTTAATATGAATTCAAATCGATTATTAGACAATGCTTTAATAGATTGGATTGTGTTTAAAAAAGTAAACGAAGAAGAACACAAGTTAATTGTTGATGCTTTCATCACTCATGGCAGAACAAACACCGTTCCCTTATACAGGGGTGCACGTCAATCACCACAACAAGATGCTAGAATAACTTCTCATCCAGGACTCTCTTTTACAGAGAATAGAGATTTAGCCGAAGGATACGCACATGCTTTTGGTGGGCAGGTTTACGAATTGCCCCCTCACTCTATCGTTGGATTAAATTTACAAGAATTAAAGTTTATTCCACAACCAGAGTGGTTAGTCTCAGTAAGATTTAGCAGCGCTCTTCTTGAGCCTTATTCTCATATTTTTGGAAATATGTTTATAGGAGGAGAGTCTGCAAAAGATTTATCAAATTTTGATTCAATTATTACGTTGTATTCAGGACTAAGCAGAGAACCCAACGACTTTAGACTGGAAATTCCTGATTCAAAAATAACTGACATAAACTACTTAGATTTAGAAAAGACAGTTGATTGGGGGTTATCTCAATTAAACGAGGGAAAAAAACTTCTGGTTAGATGTCAGTTAGGGTTAAACAGGTCTGGATTAGTTGCTGCTTTACTGTTAAAAAAATTAGGACTGTCTTCTGCCGAATCTATAGATTTGATACGCCGTCAAAGGTCTGCCCAAGCCCTGTTCAACTCCTCTTACACATCTTGGTTAATGGGCAAAACGGACAATTAGGGACAAACTAGGCGTAAAGTTGGGGTTCTTTTAAATCTGACCCTTTTGGTATCCTGGTCCTCTAAAGGCTAAGGGGAGACCATGACAACCATCATTGGGGTTCAATACGAAGACCACTGCCTATTTATGGCAGACAATCAAGTCACCCTTGATGGTGGTCGTCGCTATAAGCACCCTGAAATGAAAAAAATTAGCAAAGTTGGAGAGTATTTGGTTGCTGGCTCTGGAGAAGTAGCGCCCTGCGATATTGCCCAACACCTATGGGTACCACCTGCTATGTCCGCCAAAGACCGTAAAGACACTTACCACTTTGTTATAGCCAAATTAATGCCTTCACTACGTAAGTGCTTGGAAGATAATGGTTACGACTTTAACGAAGGCAGGTCTGACGGAAAGTCAGGTGAGGTTAGGTTTAACCTTTTAGTGGCTGCTAATGGGCAGATATTTGATGTAGCAGACGATTTATCAGTCTGTATGTCTGATGCAGGGTTTTACGGAGTGGGTTCTGGTTCTCCCTATGCTCTTGGAGCCCTGTACGCGGGCGTGAAGCCAGAAAAGGCTATGACTGTTGCTGAAAAGATAGATGTAAACACTTCAGGGCCGTTTCAAAAGGAAATTCAACACAAAAAGTAACTTTTGTGAAATAAATCACAGTCTTGTACAGTTACATCTACGGCTCGCCATTTGGGAGCCATAACCTAGTCTCGTCTAAGGAGAGATTATGCAGATGCAACCTATGCAGAAAAAAACCTGGGAAAAATACCCCGACTACAGACCATACGAACATAAAGCAGAATTAAAACCCGTAAACCCCTTTGATTTAATAAATCCAATTTTAAACTCTATGACTATTGGCCTTGAACGCCAGTTTGGTCTTATTGAGGGGCTTCGCAACACCCCAAAGCAGACATACCCTCCCTACAACATTGTTAGGGTTGATGATGATGAGAATTACATCATTGAGATTGCTGCTGCTGGGTTTTCCAAAGAGGAAATTGAGATTACTTCTACAGAGAATCAACTACTAATTAAAGGCTCTAAAGAAGGAGATGACGCAGATTACCTACACAAAGGGATTGCGGCAAGGACCTTTGAAAAGAGTTTTGTTTTAGGAGATGACGTAAAGATAGTAGAAGCCTCAATGATAGACGGAATCCTGTCTATTCGCTTAGAGCGAGAAATACCAGAGCATAAGAAGCCACGGACTATAACAATCAAGTAGTCTAAGTCGTACAAGTTAACAGGTTCCTCCTGGGCATGAGGACGCAAAAACTGCCCATTTAATCTGCTAGGCTCTCCATATGATTGTTAGCCTAAGCAAAGAAGAAGTAAGAGCCTGTGCAGACATTGCACTTAATCGTTGGATGATGAAGTGGGGCTCTATTGACCGCCCTAACTATGCTGGAGAAAATAAGAAGTTTCTAGAGCCCGAAATTGCGGCTAATGTCCGCACCATTGTGGCTGAGTATGCTGTGGCCAAGTTATATAAGCAGCCATTTGTATTTCCTTTTTACACTAATGAAGAGCATTACTTTAGAAAAGACTTTCCAGATGTGATGCCTGTGTATGAGGTTAAGTCAGTCAGGACCAAGGATGAGATCCCAGTGTTTCCCAAGGACATCAGACCAGGGGTAATTATTGTTGGAGCCAGAGTACTAGACCGTGATTTACACCACAAAAGTTACTTGTATTGTTCTTTTTGAATATATGGACCTGAAGTAAAGGCTGTGAGTTTTGCAGCAATCTCCATAGCCTTCATTGGCTTAGCCCCAGCATGTAGAGCGCCTAAAGCATAGGTTGAACCAGATCCAACGGCGTAGGTTCCATCCATACTTCTCATTACAGCAAGGTCTTGATCAATATCAAAGATCTCGCCACCAACAGCCATTAGGAATTGGAATCGTAATCCCTCTTTTGATTTATCGTGGTCTTCATTAAAGTCATAACCATTTTCAGTTAAACATTTTCTAAGGGAAGGCATAGCCTTTGCAATCATAAAGTGATAGACATCCTTGGCATCTTTAGCGGTTAACTTTGGTGGATTCCAAATATGTTGAGCAATGTCGCAAGGAGAAACCTCACCAGAACCAGCAATAATAAAATCACCACGCTCTGTAATCTTTGCCATTTGTGGATGACGGTAGATTCGTCCACTGTCATCTGTTACTTGGTTGTCCGCAAGTAAAATACAACGATCTTCGTATTGTACTCCGATGATTGTTGTCATGGGCACCCCTTCAGTAGAAAGCCCCCTAAGAATACCAGATGGTTCTTAGAGGGCTATGGGGGTAATTTGTCGGGTTTAGAGGAATTTAACCAACTCTGCCCAGGTTTTAGGCCCAATAATGCCATTTGAGTCAACTAAGTCATGGTTGTCTTGGAACCCTATTACAGCCTTCTTTGTGGCTGGACCGTAATCGCCATCTGCAAGTAAGCCTAGAGCCTTTTGAACAATCTTAACTCCTTCACCCTTATCTCCTGGACGAATCTGTCCTGGAAATGTTGGAGCCTCTGCAACTGGGACTTTAGCCTTTACTTCATTTCCTTTGTAGTTAGGGCGACCCCAACCAACAATAGAAACCATAATTTTTTTCTTATTGGCTTTGTATGCACGAATCTGTTCGCATACTTCGCCACCATTACGTTGGCTACCTGACTTCTTTGAAGAGGTATTTCCTTCAAGAGCGGTAACAACACCATCTGAATCAATACCTGAACAGATACCTACGTGTGAGATTCTGTCAACGCCATCTCCTGGAAAATCAAAATACAGAATATCTCCTGGTTGTGGAGATTGACCACAGTCTGCATCAAACCATGAACCCATCTTTTTAAATGCTGCAGCAACTGCCCCAGTCGACACTGTGTTAGGGAATTTTACACCTGCTTGGTA